TCAAGTACGTCACGCGCCACAAAGAAAAGAACGGTAAAGAGGACATCCTTAAGGCCCTTCACTACTGCAAGCTAATACTCAAATACAACTACGGAGATAATTTATGAGCAAAACGCGTCTAAACGCAGCACGAATCCTGGCCTTCCTTTATGAAAACAAAGGCGCTAGCTATACCCAACGAGACCTGCGCAAAAACGTAGCGCTGATTTCAGTTGGTCCCACGCCGCTTAGCGACGCTGTCGCAGTGTTACTAAAGCAGTGCATGATCTCGAAGTCTGCAACGCCAGGCTTTGAACACACCTACTCTATATAAGGAGACTATATCTATGATTTTATCTAATATCGAAATTCGCTGGGCACGCCTGGATCCATTACAGGTTGACATGGGCTACGACAAGGCAACGCCGCAATGGAACCTGCAAGCGATTACCCGTGACAAGAAGCAAGCCGAAGAGTGGAAGAGCGCTGGCCTTGCACCGAAACCAGACACGGACGACACCGGTATTTTCTACCGCATCCAGGTAAAGAAGCTAGCTACTAACAAAGATGGCAGCCCAGCAAAGCCTGTAATAGTAGTAGGTTCTGACTTGATGCCCTTTGAAGATCCAAGCATTATTGGCAACGGAACGATCGCTAACGTAAAGGTTCGCACGTTTGACTACGACTTCCAAGGTCGCAAAGGTGTTGGCCTACGTCTTGAAGCGGTTCAGATTACCCAGCTTGAGGCGTACGAAGGTGCAGGCGGCGGAGCGTTAGCTGGCTTTGAGGCCTTTGACGTAGACGACACTTCATCTGATGGCGAAGACGCATTCGCATAATCCCGACAAGGTCCGCCTGAGCACGCGTTTAAACTGCTCTTTTTACGGCAAAGTACAAAAATGTGTAAATCATTTGAATTTAAGTGAAAATAAATGTGTACAAGCCTTTCAAGCCGCCGTAGGATAGGCACATCAAAACAAAAACTACTTAAATAACTCGGAGATATATACTATGAATAACTTTAAAATCAAAACACTTGCAGCAGTCCTAGCCCTGGCATCTTTTGGAGCTCAATCAGCAATTTTACCTAACCCAGACAGTGCTACTAAAATCAGTTCAAAGGGAACTTTCGTAACTGAAGACCGCTGCTTGTTTTCAAACGTTACCGCGGCTGTTATGGAATACGATGGTGAAGGCACTTGGATCGTTACAAAGGTTGGTACAATTGATATCGAAGCTAAAGGCCAGAAAGTTATCGCGGTTACACCTGTAGGCACCTTAGTAGACAGTAAAACTGGTACGACAGTCGCCTCGCAGATCAAGTATAATTATAAACAAGCCAAAAATGCCACCGTAGATAACGCTGATAATATCGTAGGCGTAGCAAGTAAGACTACAGACGACTTCTCTATCTCAGTCATCGACATCGGCGGCATCGTCTGGAGCACTGAAACTGAAGCGAAATCTGGTATCTTTAACACGACCGACGAATTTAATACTAAGTTTGAGCTTGGCGGTTACGCTGAAGTCGACGCGACTAAGGTGAAGGAAGAAGTAGAGTACTTAATCCAGCACGACGTTGAGTGCATACAATGAAAATCCTTTTAATCGCAATGGCCATGGTTTGCTCTAGCTTTACGCTAGGGCATTCGATGCAGCCTTCCAGCCAGGTAGTTCAAGCGATTGGCAAGTATCACGAGGAAGCTTACACGATCAGAAACGATTATCCTTTTCCGGCCGTGTTTGAGATATTTGTTTGGGAAAAAGATCGGACTGAGTCGAGCGATTGGAGAACGATAAAAAAGATTTATAAATTGCTTCCAAATTCAGAAAGACGCGTTATAATAACTTTTAAGGCCACAGAGCAGAAGAAGCTCTTGGTATGTTCACGGTTAATAGGAGTTGGAAAAGATGAAAAACAAACTGACATACGCAGTACTATTTGTTCTAGGCTTATCGTCAATAGCGCAAGCTGAAGAGCGAGTTCAAATCCAGAACGCATTTGGTAACAGCTGTAGCTCAGACAAATCCTCAGGTAAATCCTTGGAGTTCAGCACACAGGTCGATCCCTTTACCCAGTCCGGGAGTCTGCGCATGGCTTACAAGATAGAACTCGGCCGCGACGACAGCCAAGGCGTCAACTGTGTAAAAATGTATAAGAATTCGCTTGCGATGGAAGCCATTGAGCTACGCAAGGCACAGATCGAACTGACCATCCTTGAGCGCAAGTTGATCCAGGGTAACAGCAGCAGCTCCTATGGCGACGACTGGTAGCCACTAACTAACTAAAGGAGACATAAATGAAGTTAATTTTTGATTTGGAGTGCAACGGACTACAGCCGGACACTATTTGGATGATCGCAGCCGAGGACCTAGAAGGAAATAAATACTTCTATACAGACCACGAAGATGGCTATCCATCGTTACTTGCAGGCGTTAAACTGTTAAAACAAGCGGACACGCTTATCGGCCACAATATTATCGCATTTGATTTGCCTGTTATTAAAAGGCTTCTTGGATGGGAACCGACCACCCAGAAAATTGTCGATACTATGCTCCTTTCGCAACTTAACGACTTTGAGCGCCCTCAGTTTGATCCGTACGTAAAGTCTGCTTTTGCGGGAAAACATAACATGAAAATCTGGTCTAAATTCCTGGGGGGCCAAGAAAAGCACGACGATCCTTCGTGGCTCGAGTACTCCGTCGAAATGCGTGAGCGCTGCGTATCAGACGTATCCATCAACGTGAAGATGTATCGGTGGCTGATGCAAGAGGTTCTAAAGATCCGAGAAGTCCAGCCTGCGTACGGCAAGACTCTAAAGCTCGAGCACGACTTCGCACAAGCTATGGCGGAGCAAGAAGCAAACGGCTGGCTCATGGATCTTAAGGCTGCTCAAGCCTTACTTAACCGCGTGAATGTTCGAATGGCTGAGATTGAGCTTGACGTTGAGCCTCAGCTCAAGCCTCGCAAAATCTATACTGACAAGGAACCAAGGGAAGCTAAGGTCCTCAAAGACGGCCGCTATGACCGCGTCACACGCGAGTGGTTCAAAGACAAACCCGTGCAGTCCCCATACCAGCGTTACCGAATTGTAGATATGAACCTAGGCAACAACGAAGCTGTTATGGATTTGCTTTACGAGCAAGGCTGGCAGCCCACTGAGTGGACCTGGGGCAGAACTGAAGACGGCAAGTATTTCAAGAAAGGAGCTAAACTAACGGAGGACTCTTATGAAAGTATTACTGGTAATCTTGGTCGCCTTGTGGGCGAGTGGCGCACAATGCGCGCACGCAGAGGATTTATCGAAGGAATATTTAAAAATGTCCGAGCAGACGGCAGGTTGCCTTGCCGCGCTTTCGTCATCGGTACAAATACTTTTAGATGCAGACATTCGGGAATCGTCAACGTACCCGGCGGAAACGCTCTTCTTGGCAAAGAGATTAGACAGCTGTTTATTGCTTCCCCTGGAACCACTCTTGTTTCGGCGGATTCAGATAGTAACCAACTCCGTGGAATGGCGCACTATATCGACAACGCTGCGGTCTCAAATGCAATTGTCTCAGGCTCCAACGAAGACGGAACAGACATTCACAGCCGAACAGCATCCATTGTGGGTGTCAGCCGTCCGGTCGTTAAAACTCTAACGTACGCCTTGTTGTTTGGAGCTGGCGATTCTAAATTAGGCGAAGAGGCTGGCGACAAAGGTTCAGGTAAACAAGTAAGAGCTAAAATGGAGGGAGCTTATGAAGGACTTAAACAGTTTATCGACAAACTTCAGTATTCTTGGGACATCAATTTGCATACTTATGGTCGTGGCTTTGTTTACGGTTTGGGTGGGCATCGCGTGTATAGTGAGCGTCATAAGTGCTTCAATGCTTTATTGCAAGCGTTTGAAGCCGCGGTATGTAAAGCTGCGTGCGTGGAGTCTCAGCGCCTTATCAAACTTGAGGGCTTGGATGCAAAGCTTTTAGCCCACGTACATGATGAGTACACGTACGAGGTTGCAAACAAAGATGCAAAGCGCGTAGCCGAAATCATGGAATACAGCCTAGGGCCTTACGTTACAAAGCTATTCAGTATTAACCTAAAAATGGGCGGTTCAGCCGCTATGGGCCGAGACTGGTCTGAAATCCACTAAAACAAGGAGAGTCGCATGGCGCTAACCGCGAAGCAAAAGAAGTTAATGAGCACAGATGCTAACAATCGTAAATACCTGGATCAAGAGACGGTAGTGTATAAAATCTATACGCCGTCAGGTTCTTATGTAGGGATTACAGGAAATAACCCGCTAGCCTTACAAATCCGGTGGTCCAAGCACCTCGAAGCGTTTACTAAAAAGAATGTTGTTATTACCGGCATGCAAGTGATCCACAAGTTCAGCAACAGGTTCTTGGCGCTTGAAATGGAAGCGCTACTACGACCGGAAGCTGAAATGGGCCACAATAAAAACCCTGGCGGCATAAGGGGTTATCACTGGAAATAGGAGGAGTTTATATGATATACGAATTTACGATTGCGGCACTGGTAATACTAAACTTGTACTTTATGGCTAGGTTCTATTTTATGGCTAAGGCTATAATGCATTTGAGCGCAGCTGTTAAGGCTGCAGGTGATTGGCTTGTCTACGTTGAGCGTCGACTACCCGTTGAAAAGGAGGATGTGTAATGCGTAAGATATTAATTGACGGTGACGTGCTTTTGTATATGGCCTTGGCAACTGCGCACGAGGACACTCTCGAGTCAGCTTGTGCTAGGTACACGGGCATTTTGAAAGACGTTACAGAAATACACTTTGCAGATCCCAAGGACGTTGAGTTGTACTTGTCCACAGATGGTGCAAACTTTAGAAAGAACCAGTACGAAGTGTACAAGAGCAACCGTAAAACCAGGGCGGTGCTTGAGCACTTGCCTGGGCTTAAAGACTGGGTTTTCAATACGCTTCAAGGGATCCACAGCCCAAACGGGGAAGCGGATGATTACCTGCTGATTCGAGCGGCAGACCTGGACGCGCAAGGTAATCCTTGGATTATAGCAACAGTAGATAAAGACCTTAGAACTTATCCTGGGTCCTTCTACAACCTCCGCACCCGTGACTGGTTAACAGTTTCCGAGGAGGACGCGTTTACCTTTATGATTCAGCAGTTTGTCATGGGTGATAGCGTAGACGGCATTAAGGGTTTAAAACTATGGGGCCCAAAGAAAACCGAGGCTTTAATCAACAACTACCACTCATGGGAATCTAACTATGATAAAGCCAAAGAAATCTGGCAAGACAACTACGGCAAAGGTTGGGAAGCGCCGTTCAACGAAACGTGTAACCTTGCCTTCATCAGAAGACGTGCGGTCGATCTCAAGCCACTGGACTTTGCCCACATGTCCCACGATGCTGTCCGGGCCCTGCTTCGGATTCCTTTACAGGGTCACCCGTAAAAGTGACGGCAGGTACTATATAGGCTATAAGCAATTCAATCAAAAGAACTGGGCGTTTTATATGACCAGCGCTGCGAAGCTTAAAGCCGAGATACAGGATACGGGTATAGACTACCTAGACCACTTCACGTTTGAAATGCTATTTACTTGCGGCAACAAGAGCACTCTAAGGCTCGCCGAAATAGACTTGCAACTCGCGCTTGACGTGGTCCACGATGATAATTGCTACAACACACATATCGGGCACCTTTTGTGGGCCCAGAAAAATCAATGCAGCCAAGCTGTAAAAGCTAAAATAAGGAGAATACTTTTATGAAACTGGATAGTTATCAATCGTACATTCACAAGTCTCGATACGCAAAATATTTAAGTGAGGACGCCCGTCGCGAGACCTGGCCAGAAACGATAGAACGCTATCTAACGTACTTTGACGAAAAAGGTATGTTACCACAAGCTGACAAAGATGAGCTCAGAGAAGCCATTATGAGCCTTTCAGTCATGCCCTCAATGCGTGCCTTAATGACGGCGGGTCCTGCTTTAGAGCGAGACAATACCGCAGGTTTTAACTGCTCTTATATGGCAATTGATTCGCCTCGGGCTTTTGATGAATTACTCTACGTGCTTATGTGTGGCACAGGTGTAGGCTTTAGTGTTGAGCGCCAGTACATGGCTAAGTTGCCAGAAGTTGGGTGCGTGTTTTACCCTTCTGATATCGTCATTAAAGTTGGCGATAGTAAAATTGGTTGGTCTAAAGCCTACAAAGAGCTGATCACGCTTTTATACGCAGGCCAAGTGCCATCGTGGGATGTTAGCGCTGTTAGGCTATCCGGTGCGCCTCTAAAAACCTTTGGCGGGCGAGCAAGCGGTCCCGAGCCTTTAGTAGAACTGTTCAACTTCACGGTTAACATGTTTAAGAACGCCTCAGGCCGAAAACTCACCTCTATCGAAGCGCACGACCTGTGTTGCAAGATCGCTCAGGTAGTTGTTGTTGGTGGCGTCAGACGTAGCGCTCTCATCTCTTTATCTAACCTATCGGACGATCGTATCCGCAAGGCTAAGAACGGAGCGTGGTGGGTAGATCAGCCACAGCGAGGTTTGGCTAACAACTCTGCGTGCTACACTGAAAAGCCAGAGTTTGAGTCGTTCCTTGCCGAGTGGCAGAGTTTGTACGCAAGCCGTTCTGGTGAACGCGGGATGTTCTCGAGGGTCGCAAGTCAGAAGCAAGCAGCTAAAAATGGCCGTAGAGAAGTGGATCATGATTTCGGAACAAATCCGTGTTCTGAGATAATCTTACGCCCGCAGCAGTTTTGCAACTTGTCCGAGGTTGTCGTAAGGCCTGAGGATACCCTGCAAACCCTAAAGCATAAAGTAGGGCTCGCAACAATCCTGGGTACTCTTCAAAGCACTCAGACAAACTTCAGGTACTTAAGATCTAAGTGGAAGAAGAACACCGAAGAAGAGCGCTTGCTAGGCGTGAGCCTAACAGGTATCTTGGACCATAAAGTCTTGGGTGACGCTAGCAACTCGGCTTTGCCTGGAATGCTAGAGGAGCTCAGAGATGAGGCGATACGCGTAAATAAGGTATGGGCTGAAAAGCTGGGGATTAACGTTTCAACGGCCATTACATGTGTGAAGCCTTCGGGCACCGTGTCGCAGCTTGTCGATAGCGCCTCGGGTATCCACGCAAGGTTTGCCCCGTACTACATTCGTCGGGTTCGGGCTGATATTAAAGACCCGCTGTGTCAGGTGCTTAAAGATGCAGGGATGCCGTCAGAGGTTGATATCACTTCACCTTCAACGCTTATCTTTAGCTTTCCTAAGAAGGCTCCAGAAGGCGCGACGTTTGCTTCTGAGCAGTCCGGGCTAGAGCAGCTAGAGTTGTGGAAAGTGTACCAAGATCACTGGTGCGAACACAAGCCGTCGATTACGGTTTACTATAAAGACGCCGAATTCCTTCAGATAGGACAATGGCTATACAACAACTTCGATTCCGTATCCGGGATCAGCTTCCTACCGTACTCTGAACATAGCTATCAACAAGCACCCTATGAAGAGATAAGTAAGGAAGTATACACAGAGATGCTGAACAACCACCCAGCAGATTTTGATTGGGACATCCAGGAAGAATCGGATGTTACCGAAGGCGCGCAGACGTTAGCGTGCGTTGCGGGTGTTTGCGAACTCTGAGGATACAGTCCTGGTCATGACTTTAAAGTGACCCTTTTTATCAAATAAGCTGTACAACTCGAAATAAGCGTGTAGAATAGGCTGCATACTAACCTAACTCGAGATTAAGATTATGAAAAACTGGTGGCGCGACCTTATGATTACGTGCGAGTATAACGGCCGCAAGGCCAACGTTCGCACTTTGCAAGGCTGTATTCGAAAACTAGAAGAAGACATTGAAGACAACCTCAACTCTATTGAAAGCCTTAAGCGCCAGATGGCCTGCGTTGATGGCAACCAACCTGACTTATTTAATTAACCCAAGGAGATTATTATGAAAACACTTTTATTAGTAGCGGCTCTTGCCTTAAGCACCGGTTGTGCATTTATTGAAGACCTTAAGATTCCTACGCAAGAATTCCCAACGTTCGTCCACGACGACGGTACTCCGTACACAGCCAAGCAAATCCAGGAATACGCTTATGCAATGAACTTAGCAAGCATCGGTATAATAGTGCCTCAGATGCATTGCGTACCAAACTACGGTTGTATATCCTTATGATGTTTATTTTAACGGATACACCACTTAAAGAATTTGCATACAAAGTAGTAGACTTTTTAAACCTAGACTCCTTTGGTGAAACCGACGTGTTTATTGAGTACGAAGACCTCGGCGAAATTGACGGCGCAATCTACGGAGACTCGACTAGCGCGTGTATTGAAATAAATCCCATGCAGTCTTTTGAAGACCAAATGAGAGCTCTGGCCCATGAGTTTGTCCACGTGCACCAGCTGTTCCGAGGTGACTTAACGTACCAAGGTGCTGACATGTTCTTTAAAGGCGAGCCGATGTCCGACCTGGCCTACGAAGACCAAGCTCACGAAATCGAGGCGTTTACGTGGGAAGAGCAGGTATACGAAGCATGCAAAATAACTGTACACTAACCATAGGGGGCTATCAATGAAATACGATTCGAATAAAGCGCCACTACATTTAATTCCGCCTGAGACTTTGCTTAAAGTTGCAGAGGTTTTTGGGTTTGGCGCTGAGAAATATGGAGAGAACAACTGGCGCGACGACGCTCACTGCACTTCTTGGACACGCACGTATTCCTCGATCCAACGGCATTTAAACGCTTGGGCTATGGGCGAGGACGTTGATCCTGAGTCCGGCAATGAGCACTTGGCCCACGCTACAACGCAGCTGATGATTTTAATGATGCACCAAATGGAATACCCTGCTGCGGACGATCGCTACAACAACACAAAGCTTATTGACGAGGAGGAAGAAGTATGAATACAGTATCTAATATTCGTGAGTACTTTAAAGAGCAGCTCCGCAGCGAAAAGTTCATCGTTGATAAAAGCGGTGCTAAAACCTTAGAAATGATTGGCGCATGCTTTATTGCAGATGAGCCAGCGATCTTTGGTATTCCTAGCCAAAACTATATTAACGCTGAGCTTTCATGGTACCAGTCGCAATCAAC